ACCTGTCCATCTCCTACCATATACGGTCTCTGTAGAACCAGATAGCTCAGTAGGTCTAAATATATTATAATAATGATTATGCTGCCTTATAACAGCGTTATACTTGCTTAGTATATGCTGTAGTACTTCATAGCACATCATGCCCTCAAACAGCATTGTATCGATCTGTATGTATTCCATAGGGCTATGATCATTATCTCGTGTCATGCTAGTCTCAAAGATATTCACATACTCTTCGAAGTTCATGAATGTAGAGTCCACCTTCTCAAATATATCCCTTAGTATAGCTATCTCGGTTTTTCTACCTGAATAAGCTGATCCATCCTGTTGCTCATATTTAATAGTTTTGAGGTAGTTTAAGCCATCGCCTGCCACTATCTTTACAGGGTAAGGTGGCTGATCGTACATTTCCTGATAAGACCCCGGCTCTATAAATCCACGCCAATAAAGTGAATCATCCTGATAAACATTTAACAGAAATTTTTTTTCCTCAACTGATACCAAGTCCAGTAAGGGGAAGTTAGTCTCTGAATAGCACTCTATATTAGCAAAACTTGGTCTGATAGGGTCAAACAGCTCGTCTGAGTCATTATCATGATAAAATATCAATGGGTTACCAGTAGCGATTAAGTCCGTTATATCGCCCCTAAATTCATCCTCAAAGATTTGTATGCGCCAGTTAAGCTCTCTCTGATCATCAAATTCTATTCTATATTTAATCCCCCATGCCATTATACGTTCCTCCTATTTATTAAGGCTAAATCCCTACCTGAGATCACCCCCTGTACGTTAATTGTTTGTGTACCACTATTAACACCCATACTCTTAGTACCGCTTGCCCCCTTAGTAGCGGAAGTCATACCCATATAAGCTTTGAAGGCCGCTCCTGTTATAGGACCACCTGTTATAGCCGATAAGATGAAAAACATAGCCGCTTTAGCTGCAAACTCGGCAGCCATCTGTTGTAATGCTCTGCCAAAGGAATCTGCCATAGCCTCAAATCCGCCCTCTGTATTCTGAAAAAATCCGGCAAAGGCACTTTCTAAGCTATTAACAAAGTCCATACCTGCATCTGACATCTCTCCAAAAGGCTCTGTAATAGCTTTATCTTCATCCTCTGTCATAGGTATTAACTTGTCTGTTGGCACCTTAGAGGCACCTACATCAGGAACGAGACCCTTACCTTTTAAAGGAGTAGGAGCTTCCACTTTTTCTATAGCATCCTTCAAATCCTCTACAGCTTTTATCTGTGCTTCAATTACATCTAATTCATCATACAGTATCTTTAACCTTTCAATCTCTAATATACTTGTAGCCTCAATTACTTCCTGTTTTTCCTTCAAAGCCTTTTTAAGAGTTGATAATGTTATAATCTCTTTTTCAGTACTTCCACCATCCGGGTCAGGTTCATCTAATAGATTTTTTAGTTCCTCTATCCCCTTCTTTGTTTTATCTATTAATTCTATTTGAGCTAATAGGTCTTTTTTTAGGGCAGCCATCTGTTGCAAACCAGTAACAGTACCCGGGTCGTAGGTTTTTGCTGTTTGCTGTATGGCTTCAAGACCAAACTCATATTGCTCAAGAAGTCTGATTTGTTCATCAAGCTCAGCCCCTAAGTCCTCTTGCGTCATACCTGCGAAAGAAGATTCGTTACCTTTATCTATCAAATCAGCGAGTTTCTGCATCCCTTCTATGACATCCTTAAGCCATATCCACTCTGTTGCTTTTTCACCTATAGCAGCTTTAAGGTTTTTGAATGCTGTACCTATCGACGTTACTGAGATAGCAGTTGTATCTGCTACATCACCCGCTTCGCCTAATTCTCTCTGAATAATTCTACCTACAGCCTCAGCATATGTACCACCAAGCTTTAATTCATCCTGTATAGCTATCAGTGAGATACCAAGATTGTCCAATATCTTACCCGATTTTCTACCTATACCCTTTATTATGCTATCTACAAGGTAGTCAACGGACTCTCCTGTCTCTATAGCTCTGTTGGTTGCAAACTTAAAGTAAGTAGCCAGCTCACTCAAGGGTATTCTGAAGTTACTCGCCTGTACAGAGGCTTTCATCAGCTTCATATCAGTTACAGTCCCCCTAGTGGCCTTACGTAGGTTACTCAATAAGCCAGGCTTGTTAAGCTTCTCAAAGGCTTTCCTGACTCCAGTCACCTCACCACCAAGCTTTATCATATTAACAAAGAACTCTGCTACCCTCTTAATAGCAAAGGCAGCCGATATAGCTACCCCTATCTTATAAAAGGCATTCCGCATGCTCCTGCTCTCTTTCCGTGCCTTCCTGCGTAGCTTCTGGGTAGCCCGCTCTGCCTGCTTAGCGGAGTCTTTAAAACCTCTGGCATTGCCATCTATTTTTACTCCTACACTAACTTTCTTAGCCATTATATCTCATTTTTTAATCTATTTTCATATTCTTTTGCAGCCTTAACTACATCAATATTGTCATCCTTAATAGGTTTTTTATCTATGCTTAGTGGCATCATATCTAATTTATCCGGTTTCTTACTGGACTTTACATCCGGGGACAGTGATATCATCATGTGCATTACCTCTCTAGCCAACCATGCCGTATTACGTTCCCACCTCTTCCAATAGCCCCTGCTTGACATATTAAGCTCATATAGTGTAGCCTCCTTATATTGAGATAATGACCAGCCCATCTCAGAAAGCGCAAATGAGCGTAGGTCACTAAATGTTGTCAGGTTTTTTTTTTACTATCATTTGTGCCCACATCTTTCATAGCCTTAAACATCTCTTTGACCAGACTAAATATCTTAGCCTGCTCTACTGCGGTTATATTACTCGCCCATCTCAAAGATTGATTATATTTAAACTTAGGTTTTTTCCTATCATATTTGCAGGCATTTAAATAGCCATGATATAGTAATAGCCTTGAAAACTCAACTCCATTTTCAGTAATAAAATCTCCTACCTCATGAAATTCTATTTGTGCTTCATTACAAATATCCTCCAGGGTACCTAAATTGAGTACTATATTTACGGGCCTTCTATAGTTAAACCCAAATTTTCTGAATGGTAGATTTATATACATTGCTATCCAGTTATTATTTCTGACACATTCGTATGAGATAGTGAAAAATTAGATCCTACTGTATTACTTATTCTTACTGTAGTAGTAGTATCCGTTGTGTCTGCAAGTAATGATATAATATTTACTCCCTCGTCCAAGTCTGCGGTATTACTAATATAACCAGTTCCACTGTATAATCCTATTACAGGAGATTCTCCACTTGTCATTGTAAGGTAAGTAAATACCATATAACTTTTACCATTAGCAACACTGATAGTATTGCTGTCTGCAGTAGCATCATCTGCTGTATTAATAGCGCTTATTACTGAAGTACCCTCAGTAGTAAATGTATCGTAGGAGTCTGATTCTCCTAAAGTGGTAATTAGGTTTTCTCCCATAATATTTGGTGTTCCATCAATCGTTATACTACCTGTCACAGTCAAAGCCTCCTCAGAAGGCCCCGTAAGGGATACTGAGGCTATATCTCCATAAGCTAAATAGGTATGTACCGGTCCACCTTCTATCAGTAATACAAGGTTTTTTCTATCGTTTAGATACGCTACCAGTTCCTTAGCACTCTTCCCGGTAGTTGATACTAATCCATCTATTTCCACATCAGATGACCTTCTACCGTTGCCATGCTCAGCCCAACCTCCACTGTCTTTAGTTGAGGCGTCAAATAACTCCTGATTTATGTTAACGGTAACTCCACTTTGAGCGGCTATTACTTCTCCGTCAACATAAACCAATAAGAGTGTTCCATTAATTTTTGCCATAGTTATCTCTTTTTATAAAATTGCGGATAATGGTGCGTTACCTGTTATTGTTGTGGAAAAAGTTATTGCCTCCTCGGATGCTCCTGTTATAGTCACATCACTGAAAGTACCATTACCTGTCCAGCCATCTGAATTAGTAGGATCATCGGTAGTAAACTTAATTACTGTATCCGCTGTTCTATCTATAATAGCTGACAGTATTGCATCGGAGGTTAATCCATCACCTGTGGTATCATAAAGGCCATCTACTGATATAGACCAGTCCCTACGCCCTTTAAGGTGAGTTGACCACCCTCCATCATCCTTAGTGGAAGTATCCGCCAAGTTTGCATTTACAGTGAGTGTAGCAGAAGTAGAATGTAATATCTTATCACTTCCTGAAAGCACTGCGT